AAAAAAGAACCAAAGCATACAAGTGGGTATCATATGAGTTTGATACATCACAATTTACTGCTGTAGAGATCAAAGGTCTTTACAATACTCTGCATGATAAGTTCATCAACTATAGAGATATTGAAGATTATAATCTAGATGCCAAATTAAAGAGCATCTATGCAAAAGATAATATGGTCAATTGGAACAAACTCAAAATGATGAGAAAGTTCCTACTTATGGATTGTGATTGGACACAAGCACCAGATTCTCCACTATCTGATGAGGTTAAATCTCAGTGGGTTACATATAGACAGAAACTGAGAGATATCCCTACTGAACAGAAAGGTGTTCCTGCAGTTGAAGTTAAATTTCCTATTACTCCATCAAAATATGCAGCAAGAGTTGCTGATGGTGATACAGAAGAATATCTAGCAGATACTAAGCATCACTATTTCTATCTTAATCAAGCAGTATTGAAGAAGTACACTGATAGAATCCTTACATATCTGTCTATCTCCATTGCTGTTGATAATATTGATGCTCTACCTGTAAGTAGAATCTTCGACAGTAATACAGAGACCAACTTGGATAGCATCCTTGAACAAATTGCAGCAGGAGAATAATAATGGCATTAATTTCACTCAATCCACACAGTATCTACGATGTGTGTGCTCGTATCGCTAAGAATGAGAACAAATATGCAGTAGTTATCGATAATCATGCATATCATGCCCTATCTGATGATAAGAAAGCAATTGTAAAAGCATATTATGTGGATCAAGATCCAGATGATGTCGAACTTTGCAATTATATTATTCCAGAGGCAGAGATTGATGCTGTATTTGAAGCAAAAGATGTAGTTTACTTCTTCAATAGTCAGCAGGTCGCTGTAGATAATTGTTTTGATTGGTTTCCACAACCACAGAACTTACCTGATGATGATCATCACATCAAAGCATACGTGATTACTCCTACTGGTACTATTCCATACATTAATAGTCAACCAACAGAACCACCATCTGGAGGTTGACACCTTCATAGTGTCATGATATGATCTGGTCAGTCGAAATTTACTATGAAAGTGCCTACACAACCAGAATTAACACATATGCAATTGCAGGCAATGCTTCGTGAGAATGATATTCATGAATCTGAGCTGGTATATTGTGGTGAACGTGAGTATACTACAGAGTATGCCGCACATCCAGAGTATCATGGACAGTTTATGCACTGGTACATTATTGGAGGTGAACATGAAGTGCCAGTATGTGACATTGAATCGGTTAATCAAGTAGATGAAGACGATTGTGTGCCTGAAAACGATGGATGGCATTGAATTGTAAAGAAATTGTAAAAAAATGCAGCATCTCAAACCAGATGCATTAGAATATCTAAGTCAATACCTAAATCGTATGGATGAAAACAGCACCACGAAAGACCAAAAACGTCGTGATGCTCTCGGTTTATTCTATGAGAGTGTTCTAAAACCTGATCACGAGCTACGCCAATGTGCTCATAATCAAGAATGCTACCATGAATTAATGGAGTGGCGCAATGATGTATTAAACTATCTTGATGAACGTCGTAACTATGAATTCTTTGAAAACTAAACCAAACCTTGGACTTGATAAGACTTACGAAGAACAGCGTAAGTGTCGTCTTCAAGATGCTGTGGACGATTACATACAAGATGATAAAGTAACTATCTTAGAGTTCTATCATGATCTAAAAGATTGTCTCCAAGATATTATCTCTTATCACACAACAAGTAAAGAAAGAGCAGTAGGTGCTCTTGAATTAGTATTAGGTCACAGACCTACTGTTGGTCTTGATGACATTGATCAAGTTGAAGTTTCACGAGAAATGAACATCCCACCACGATACTAATGCAATTTGAATTGCTTCAACCAGTGTGTTATCGTAACACATGTGGTTATATCTCTTTCATAAGTGAATGGTATGTTACCATTTGTTTTAGAGACATCCCACTACCTAAAAGTGCAAACTCACGGTGGGGTCGTCATTATGTTAACCTTGTTGTTTACCCTAATTATTGGCATGAAATACGCAGTTGTGTGGATGAAGAACAAAAAAAAGAAGAGCACTTCCCGCCAAGAAGCGATCTTTTACAATTTGGAAGATGCCGCTCTGTGGGAGCAGCACATAAACAAAACCGAACACGCTAAGACTAATATTATTCCTATCTTTAGTGACAGTTGATGAACTGGTTGCAGGTGGTTGACGCCACCTGCTTTTTCGTGTACAATTACAGCATAGTCACAAACACCCATGATCGAACTGAACAAGGTTTATCACTTCAAAATTGAAAACTTGTTTCACCCTGATTGTCCTAAAGGTATAGTCAAAAATCTCAGTAAGAAGATCTGTGAAGATGGTCGAAAATCTTCTCCTATTATTACCACATATGTTCATGAACAGTGGTTCCCTGAATTAACTTACGTTGACAAAAAGTTTATTGACTTTATTGGTAAAATTATTGATGAGGAGAATAATATAGAGAAGAAAATGTTTACTCTTTCTGGTGGTTCTAAGTTCTGTCCCTCTAACATGGTTGGTAAGGGTCGCACTATTGATCCTGTCAAATCTCGTCAAATTTGTGAAGAGAATAAATTAATCTATCTCCTCGCTGATGCTACAGAGTTCCCTAATGTTTATGTAACATTTGTGGATGGTATTGAACTGCATGATCGCCACAAATCATGTAGTATCGGTTATAATAATAAGTGGCGTAACTTTTACTTTGGACGTAATGTTGTTTCTTGAAGATTGTTTGAATGGTATGAAGAAATTGGAGGACGGTAGTGTAGATGCTATCGTCACATCTCCACCATATAACCTCAACATCAAATATGGTAAGTATGATGACAACAAACCACGTCAAGAATATATTGAGTGGTTGGTAGAAGTATTCCTTGAAGGTAAGCGTGTGCTCAAGGATATTGGACACCTGTTTGTTAACATGGGATATTCTAATATTGATCCATGGGTGGGTATGGAAGTCGGTCTTGCACTTAGAAATGACTGGATTTTGCAAAATCATATCAACTGGGTCAAGTCTGTTCATGTCAATGATAAGACAAGTGGTCATTTCAAACCTATCAATAGCAAACGATTTTTGTGTCCTACATGGGAACATCTGTTTCATTTCACTAAAAATGGAAACGTGAGTGTAGATCGTCTTGCTGTTGGTGTCAAGTATGAATACTATGAGGCAAACATTCGCGGAAAGAATACTGCTGATACTAAACCAAACTTGAGAGATAAGGGTAACTGTTGGTTTATACCGTATGAAACTATTAACAGCAAATCCTTACGCGGAAAGCATCCTGCAACATTTCCTGTTAAACTGGTCGAAGATTGTCTCAAACTAACTGGTGTTGAGCGTGGCACAGTTCTTGATCCTTTCTTTGGCACTGGCACTGTTGGTGTTGCTGCAATCAAACAAAAATGGGATTATATTGGATACGACATCGATGAAGACTATACCAATTTCGCGTCTACTCGGATAGCCAACACACCAGCACCATGAGACCCTTCCACAATCGCCCACAAGCGTCTTGAACCACTTATGACTAACCAGACTATAGAAGTAACCCTAACGCCCTCTGAGATCCAATACGTGATGGATCTTATGGTTGGATGCCCTCTCGGATATTCGAGCGACTGTATGATAAAGAATGGAATCAACGATGCTGCCCTTTACGACCAGTTGTCGAAGTGTCTACCAAACGCGCACAGCACCCCATAACCGTGTATATTAAGAGAGTCAAAGGAACACACCATGCTCGTCTCAGAATACTACAAGGTCAGTGCTGTCACTCCTGAAGATGGTGAGGTATCTTATGAGACACTTGATCTGCAATTTGCATGTAGCCTACATTCTGAATTGCTCTGCCGTCAACTGAATAAGGACGGTACTCATAGTGTCACAGTCAGTAAGGGCTAACGCTCTCCATCCAGTATACTAATCACATCAGCAACCCACTCCATGCAACTCACCACACTCGTCACCACTGTTGACTTCTTTCCTGAGGCATTCATCGCTGAAGAAGATGGTGTGATCGTCAAGCGTTTCCAGAAGCGTGTCACCTTCAACGCTAACGGTCTCAAGTCCTATAGCACTGTAACTGCTCTCACAGCACGTCACGAGTGGTCTGAGCGTATCGCTAACGGTGCTAAGGTCACAGGTTACAACGTAGAGCAGATGCCTCGTTCCGAGTATGCTCCCATGGCAGTGGGTTGATCATGGATTTCGGTATTCTTCTTACGGCAATTGGTGTCATGGCATTCATTGTTGCCGCGACTGGTATTTTAGTCGGATGGATTATGTTTTGTGTCCATATGATTAAAAATCCTATCTTACAAGGAGTTATTATTCCTCTTCCTCTTCTATCATTCGGTGTCTACTTGTTTTATCACATAATTGCCGCAGTTCAACAATGAAATTCACCCAGTTGCTCCTAAGCGGCATCTTTGCTATTGTCGCTCTCACTTGCTATCTGCTATTCTTAGCAGAGCGTGACACAAAAATGATGAACTACTATGACTCAACAATCCAGCGACAAACAGTTCGTCAATGATCTCTTTGATAAACTCTTTAAGCACACAGACATTGACATGATCGATCTGCATGATGATGATTCATGCTGCGATCACCTTGAATTTGAACAACTTGCACTTGACACTACCATCTGATTTCCCTCATCAACCACCAGAAGGTTTCACCTATGAGATTCATGAACATAAGTCCAACGTCGTTGGCATTTGGATTCGGAATCATGCTCGGTTTAGTTACACTAATGAGCCTGTCCGATCAATCTGGGGATTCTACAACACAAAAAAACAATGTTACATTGCCCCAATTAACCACAAACGTCCTGGTAAACCAGTAGACTTAAGCAACACTACGGCATACTCTGCTATGCCACTACTCAAATCATTCGTATCAACTGATTAATCATGTCTATTTCTGAAGTAATGCTCGACCGTTGGATTCTGGAGAACATTGATGATGCTGTTCCCGCATGGGATATTGTAGAAGACATTGACAAGGTGAATAAGAACTGGCGTCAGAGTGCTAGTGATGAACTATCACCAGAAGCATTGGATCTACTATGAATGAAACTCGATAGTAAAGCAAGAGTATTAGGCAGCGTTGGTGTTATCACTGCCTATTTTGTGATTCTTCATGTGAATGTGATCGCTGGTGTGATGTTGAATTGTGTTGCTGATCTGATTAGCATCCCATACTTCATCAGAACAAAGTCATGGGATGTGGTGATCATGGTAGTCTTCCTATTCATGATCAGCATGTCTCGACTGACCACCTC